TTCTGCATAAAGGGCAACACCTGTATTTGTGCGCCGTCTAGTTTGCCATTTAAAAACACATCTACATGACCGCTTGAATAATTTATTACTAAATGGTTCCATTTTTGGAGCATCACTTTATCGTTTGTATATACAGTAGTTGTATCATTGCGTTCATCGTCATTTGTTGACCCGGAATTGGTTGATTTCAATGTTTGCGCATCAACCGTTAAAGTGTTGATACTGGGGTTATATTTCACCACCATTTTATCCCCATATTTGAAAATCGTGGTGTCTTCATTGTATGCCGCGCCTGCGCTCGGAGATATTGCGTCCATGTTAAACCATAAAGATATGCCATAGTTATAGTCCACATTGCACACTGGTGGCGTGTCTTTTATTATCTTCGGCATTCCATTCTCGTCTCTCTTAATTTTTGGAAAAAGGTCGGATGGGTTTGACACGTCATTTTTTAAGGCATCTTGGCAATTTAGGTCTGCATATGAGGCGATTACTTTCTCCGAATTCACGCGCACAGGGCTATTCACCAATAAATACGCGTTCCCACCAATGTAGACAGATTTATACAATTTGTTTTTCATGTAGGGCACGATTAAATATAGCATTAACAATGCAACTTCAATAACAAGTAGTATAACCATTGTTTTGCTAGTTGTGCTGTATGTTTGCAAGAACGCTTGCGAAAAATAGTCAATGACGTTTACTAAAATGCATGGTATGTAAAATATCACATCAAACAGCAGCGTAATATATGGATTATTCCTTGTGAACCCAGACCACACCAGTGTCTTATATATGATTGAAAGGGTTACTATAAGAAGTATATAAAACACTGGATCGCTTATTGTCGTTTTATGCTCATGCGCGTAAATGCCTCCACTAATCATTAACCCGGTTATAATTGCATAAGAGAGAACTGTTATAAAAGCGGATTGTCCATTTCCGGGTGAATTAAGCGCATCTTTGCTTGTTTGATGCATTGCCATGAATAATATAAGTATGCTTATTATGGTCACGATCATCATCATAGAGGGGACTATATGTGTGGTAAATAATGAAAATGGGTTATAATATATTCCCATGGCGACTAAAACAATAAACGCGGCCAGTTGAATGCTATACTTATTAAAATAAAACCTATTGTAGGACATTATAAGCAGCACAATAATGGCGATAGATATGATAGTCACGGGGAATGCGGATAAGTCGTCTAATGTTTGTTTCAATGGATTAGCGTATACAAAAATAAGTATGCAAATAAATATAGCAATGAGGACCATTATTTTTTTGTATAATGTAGTGCTTTTTGTTGCATTCGCGCCGTTATCAGAGGATGGAATGACACTTTGATACACTCTATAAAAAATAAGTAATGCGCTGACAATAAGAACGGATACGATAAACATAATTCCAAACGACTTGGATGCGTTCTCTATATCTGCCATAAAATAAAATAATACATAGGATATAATTCCTATAATGCATAGAATGAACAACATTAAAAAGAATATGGTTACGTATGATGCGTTTTTTACATTTAACATGGCAATCAATGGGCCAATAATATAATACATGAAGCAATCTTTTATTGCGGTGATGAAATCAACAAACGTATTTGTTCCTTGCACTACTGTAGAATTTGCAGTGTCCGCAATATTAGTTGTTTGTTTTTCAACTACAGATGTAGTGCCAAGAATACTCCAATTTATGCTTTTTGGTATAATTTTTATAAATTCATCAAAAGAATCTGAAATACTCGCAAACAAACTTCCTATTGAACTGGTGCTTGTGCTTTCGCTCATAATGTTATATTATAAATAGAATATAATTAGACTATAAGTTTGCATTCATTCCTAAATTCAAAAGTCGCCATCCTTTATACCACCTACAAATTTTCCATCGCGGTTTTCTTCCCGTGGCATTCTCTACAAAGTGCGACTAGATTGTCCACTTCATTACCTCCACCATGTTCCAGACGCACCTTGTGGTCCACTTCAAACCATGCATTGAGCTGTTGTTTGCATCCGTTGCATTTCCAGTCCTGTTGGGACGCCACGTATTTCTTCTTGGTTTCGCTGACGGACCGTTTTGTCGCTTTTCCGCCGGATGACATAATCCGTTTTTCTTGTTGCATTTGATGCGACCCAGGAATTTGGTTGTTGAATTCAAACCCGGGGTTCATGTCGCTATTGAGCGCGTCCATAAAGTGCCGCCTGCTCCCTCCATCGTTGTCGCCAGATGTGAAGTCAATAATGGGGGCGATTAGTCCCATGGAGGTTTTGTCAATAGGCATATATTTCACCATATTGTTAGCATACATGAGGATGTTTTTGGTATGGGCGGGGTTGCGACGAACAAGGAGGTATAACATAATCCCCATAAACGCGACAAAGGCCATTTGGTAGTATTTTTTCCAAGACAGGATTATTTTCAAATACTTACCGTCGTAATACATATTATAAAGTATAAATACTGTGATTGCCAGAATAATTATCTCTAACCTCATAATATAATATAATATATATTTGTGCTATTGTTGGTGTTATTGTTGGTCTAAGTGTTCTGTAATTTTATCAAAAACGCTGCGAACATTTGTGGTTCGGTTATGTAACTGGTAGTCCCGATATTTGCTCGGAACAGTTTTGCATTTTCTAAATAGTTCTGTAAGCAAATCTAATTCCGTTGTTAGCTGGTCCACATTAATTGGTCTAATCGCGGTTTCAAATAAAAAAGAGACAATAATTTGTTTAAGTTTATTAAATGCCGCGACTTCTTGCTCGTTTAATTTCTCATAATTGTAATAATATAGTTCTAATATTGTGGCATATGACATGATAAACCCCCACAAGTCCGCGTTTTTAATAAACACCTCCTCAAAGTATTTCAAGAGATTTAGTTCGCCGCGCATGGTGTATTTTGATAAAATCGTGGTTAAATAGTCCGCAATGTAAAAATACGTGAACATATAATCATGCTGTTGTTTTTGTGTTTTTTCATTCAGGTCGTCATCTAAACTTTGCAAATCCTCTAAATCCTCATCAAAAACATTGTTAGTATTACTGTCACTGTCACTATCACTATCACTGTCCTCTTCATTCAGCATTAATAACTGCAACGTTTGGTTAATGGCTTGAAAATGACCCATACCTCGTTCTTTAAACCAAACTATTATAAATTGAAGTACCACTTTTTTAATGGTTTTGTAATTTGGCGAGGGCGTTTTTTTCAACATGCCGTTGTATAAAGAGAGAAAATGATTATTGAATAAAATAACGGAAAATGGCAGATTATATTGCAATGGCTTATTCAATAACTTAACAGGGATTTCATGCCCTTTGGTCCATTCCACTGATATTCCCCAATCAATTAATCTAGTATATAATTTTGATTGAACGACACCATTTTTTACCCCGTTTTCTTCCTTTTTAGTTTTCTTTTTTGCTTGAACAAGTATGTTTGTTTCTTTAATATCGCAATGGTATATGTGTATCTGGTTCATTAAAACAATCCCATTATTAAGCAAGTCTATTAGAGATATGTTCAGTTGGATTAATGATTCTTCGCTATGATGTTTTGCCAAAAAATCGCCGACATCTACTCCACCATTGGGCATATTAATCGCCAATACATTATCCAGATGTTCATTAATATTTGTACTGGTTAAATCTTGTTTTTGCAAGGTAGTGCATTTTTTATTATAATATTTCAAATCTGCCGTGGTTAGTTTATCTGGCGTGCAAATAGTAACCTCTTCTAATAAAAAGTAGTCCGTGTAGTCCGGAATATGCTCCAGTTTTTCTTTATATTTCGTTATAAATTTGTATTCATCTTCGCTATGGCGCGTTGTCATTAATTTGCTGACCTTATTGCGAAGACGGGGTTCGCCTTTGCATTTGAGCGCGGGTTTAAAAATGCAACCATAGCCGCCGGAATTAATCACGTCGCCACCGGTGCTTGCGCCTATAATTGCGTTTTCTTGTGTGCGTTTATGTTTTCGCGTGCTTTTGCGTCCAGTCACATATTGTTTATTTTGGTGTCTTATATGTCTAGTATATTTTGTAGAAACCATTACAGTTATAATAATTATAGATATTTATTTGTATTACTTGTTGCATTACTTATCGTATAAATAATATATCGCCCCTCCCAGCCCTAAAACAATGACAACATATATTAGTTTTTGTTTTAGTCTATACTGCTCAATCGTTTGCTGCGTTTTGGGTTTGTATTCTTCATAATATTGCGCATAAAAATCGTGTAACGACAGCTCGGGCTTTTCCAGTTTAGTATTAATTTTATTATGAATAAAGTGCGTCCACCGTATAAATGCATCACGCGAATCCAAATATGGTGCCACCGGATACAAATCCAACAATTTACTAAACTCGGCTGCAATATCATTCACAGGAATAAATAGAGGCAAACTATAAATAAAATCGTAATATTTCTTTTTGGTTGTGTCGTTTGGACTATGAGGATAATTCAGTGCAATAGTGTGTATCATAAACCAATAATGCGGTCCCCATATTTTTGGATTTAATCCCATTAAGTTAAACTAATATAAAAAGAACTTTAGTTAAACATATATACAAATCAACTCGTAATAATGCAATTGAATGATAATGACAATGACAATACAAATATTTCTATTAAAATGCCATCCAATAGTTCTAGTACGAGCTTGGTTGATGACACATTAGAAACTATCGACCTTGGCGATATTGGCGACTTTACCGACCTAACGGAAGAAAATGACCTAACGGAACTATTAGACAACGCCGAAATTACGGGGATTACAGGGATTACAGGGATTACGGGGATTACAGGAGCTAGTAACGGCTTTAGTAACGGCTTTGGCATTAATGAAAATTGCAACCCAGGGTCCAAGGACCCGTCTTTTATAAAGGATTTAAAAGGGTTGAATGTTAAAAACAACAATATATGCAATAACTGCAGCAAGCACGGCCATTTGTTTCATCAATGCAAACTGCCCATCATCAGTTATGGTATTATTGCATTTAGGCATAGCTCGGCGGGGCTTCAATTCTTAATGATACGCCGTAAAGACAGTTTCGGCTACATTGATTTCATACGAGGCAAATACCCCTCCAATAATATTGAGCAATTGCAAAACATTATTAATGAAATGAGCGTCAATGAAAAACAGCAATTATTAAGTCAACCCTTTGAAACCCTGTGCAAACAAATGTGGGGTGAACATAATATGCAATACAGGAGCGAAGAAATCAACTCGCAAAAAAAGTTTGAACTGCTAAAACACGGCCTAACCATTGATGATGAAGTGCATACCTTGAAGTCCTTGATTGAGAATAGCCCCACCCATTGGAGCGAAACCGAATGGGAATTCCCTAAAGGACGCAGAAATTACCAGGAGAACGATTTAGATTGCGCGCTGAGAGAATTCTCCGAAGAAACTGGATACTTGCAGAGCGACATATCCATTGTTGAAAACGTAATGCCGTTTGAAGAAATATTCATTGGGTCCAATTACAAATCATACAAGCATAAATATTATTTGGCTTATATGAACACCGACCAGTTTTCTAATGCAACGGATAACACATTTATAACGCAGTACTCTAGTCGCGTGGACAACTTGCAAAACTTTCAGCGGAGCGAAGTGAGCAAAATCGCGTGGAAAACCTGCGACGAATGCATTGACTTAATTCGGCCATACAATTTAGAAAAAAAACAGTTAATCATTAATATTAATAAAGTTCTAACTGATTATATTTTATATTAGACTATATTAAGTAATGCTCCCTGCACAACCTCTAACTAAAGAGCAGGCTAATCCAAAACTAAATCCAAAGCTAAATCCAAAGCCTGTGCCAGCGCCTACAAAAAAACGCGGCACAAGAAAACTGCGACTTGTGGACGCCTCTCAAACTCAATATGAACTAAATAAATGCGACAACCCCGCAAATTATGAAGACATCAATGGACCTTGCAATAAATTATTGCTTAAACATGAGCAAAATGAACGCGCCGAATTGGCTTCTCAAATGCCCGCATCTGCATCTAGTTACGATTATTTATATCCCTCTTTAAACGACAACTCCTTCAATGAAAAAATCACGAAAAAACAAGAGTTCAACGACACCCAGTATGAAGGAATTAAAACTGAAGAGGGGGAAGACGGCAACCCGGTTGCCATGGACGTGGAAACCTATTCCAACATTTTAAGCAACGCACCTTTTGAATTACAGCCTCATCAAGCATTTGTCAAAAACTTTTTATCTTTGCAAACGCCCTATAATAGCTTGCTCCTATATCACGGGCTCGGGTCAGGGAAGACCTGCTCAGCGATTGGCGTTTGCGAAGAACAGCGCGAATATTTGAAACAAATGGGCATTAACAAGAAAATCATCATTATTGCCGCCCCCAATGTGCAAGACAATTTTCGGCTCCAGCTTTTTGACGAGCGCAAACTGGTGGAAACGGACGGACTATGGAACATTCGCGCCTGCACCGGCAACAAAATGTTGAAGGAAATCAACCCGACCAACCTGCGTATGCTAACCAAAGAGATGATTGTCAAACAAATCAACCATTTAATCAACACTTATTACTCGTTTGTCGGTTACATTCAGTTTGCCAATATGGTGGACGAAATCATTGCCAAAGTGGACGCGGCATTAGGAGATAGCGCGGAAGAAACCCGGCAAAAATACATTAATGCCCAGCTTAATAATGAATTCAACAACAGCCTTATTGTCATTGACGAGGTGCATAATATAAGAATTGCGGACGAAAACCCGCGGAAATCCGCCGCGGTAAACCTCATGAAAATCGCGCACTCGGTGGAAAACCTCCGCTTTCTTCTCCTCTCTGCCACCCCAATGTATAATAATTACGCCGAAATTGTATGGTTGCTAAATCTCATGAATGTCAATGACAAACGCGCCGCAGTAGAAATTAAACAAATCTTTAATCCCGATGGCCAGTTTTTAGTAGACCTGTCCAAACCCGAAGGCGAACAAAATGTCGGCGAACGTCTATTTGTTCAAAAGTGCACCGGGTATGTCTCCTTTGTGCGCGGCGAGAACCCTTACACCTTCCCGTTTAGGGTCTATCCCGACCTCTTTGCTGAACCCGCCAACAATTTCATCAGCGCATTAAAAGATGCTGCGGACCCAAAGGATGCAGAACATCCAGAATACCCCGCGTATCAAATGAATAACAAACCGATTGATAAAGAGACCCCGCCAATTATTCCCATGTTTTTGACAAGCATCGGCGAAACCCAAATGTACGGATATAAATGCATCATTAATTACTTGAAACGCGAACAACAGCAGCTCACCAATGATGCGCTCAAGTTTGAAAATATGGAGACGTTCGGTTATACTATCCTGCAAAAACCGATTGAAGCGCTTAATATGGTCTACCCAGTAGACGGGCTAAAAGAGTATGCCAAAGAACTGGAAGTCGCCGCATCCGCGGTGAAAGAAGCGACCGCAATAGATGCCCCTGTTAGCCCGGAGAAACTCAAAGAATATAAGTCTTCCCCTCTTGTTAAAGAATTGGAACAAGAACAAAAGGAAGAAAGTGTTAGAGAAGGATTAGATGTAGAGGGTGAAGGTTTAGAGGGTGGCGCACCAACTATTCGAGGCACCCTTTCAAATATCACCGGCAAGTCTGGCCTCAAGTATGCAATGCAGTTTGAAGGTACCGGCGACTCCGCGATAAAGGGCAACTTTGAGTATAGACCCCGCATTTTAAAAAAGTATGGGCGCATCTTTTCTCCCGACAACATCCACCTTTATAGCGCAAAAATCGCGCAAATATGCGCCTGCATTCGCCGAACAAATCGCGATGGTATAGGGTTCCGTGTCAGCAAAGGCATTATTTTGATTTATTCCCAGTATATTGATAGCGGGCTTATCCCTGTTGCGCTCGCCCTAGAAGAACTCGGATTTACCCGCTACGGCAAAGATAGCAAGTCGCTCTTTAAAACGCCGCCCCCCAATACGCCCGTAGATGTAACCACTATGCTGCCAAGACAGGGGAAATCGCCATTTATGCCAGCTCGTTATACCATGATTACAGGCGACAAGCGACT